GAAGCGTATTCCTTTTTTATGCCGTGTTTTCAGGCCGTGTTTTCAGGCCGTCTGGGGCCAACCATTCAACAGCGGAACTTCGGGGGATATTCCATGCCCCAAGGGAGTACCGCGCCAAGGGAGAGATCGCTCGATAAAGGAAAATATTCTTGACATGACAGGGCGTTTGTCCTAGAAACGCTCTTGCCAACGCCCGTCGTGCGTCCCCTCACGCGATGGGCCGCGGCATCCCGAACCTCCCCTCCACGCCTGTCCTGAAAGGGGCTGACCGGACAACCGAAAGGCCCGGCCAGCCCCTTTCTTTTTTCGCGCTTCGCCCGCGGCCGGGCGCGCGTCCCCGCCTCCCGTTCCGGGATCGGGCGCGCCTGACAACCGGGTGGCGGAATGCTTCCCGCCGGACGGGACCCCCCGCAGAACGCGAAAGGATTACAATCCAATGTCCACCTCGGTCGCCCAGGCTTTCGTCAAGCAGTTCGAGCGCGAAGTGCACGACGCCTACCAGCGCATGGGCTCCAAGCTGCGCAACACGGTGCGCACCAAGAACAACGTCCAGGGCGCCTCCACCGTCTTTCAGAAGGTCGGCAAGGGCACCGCCTCGACCAAGGCGCGCCACGGCGCGGTTCCGGTGATGAACCTCGACCACACGCCGGTCGAATGCACCCTCTACGACTTCTACGCCGGCGACTGGGTCGACCGGCTGGACGAGCTGAAGACCAACATCGACGAGCGGCAGATCATCGCCAGCGCCGGCGCCTACGCGCTGGGCCGCAAGACCGACGAACTCATCCTCGGCGAGCTGAACCGGTCCACCAACTTTGCGGGCGGCTCCAACGACGGGCTGACCAAGGCGAAGGTGCTGGCGGCCTTCGAAAAGCTGGGCGAGTCCGACGTGCCCGACGACGGCCAGCGCTACGCCGTCGTCGGCTGGAAGCAGTGGAGCCAGCTTCTGGGCATCGACGAGTTCGCCAGCACCGAATATGTCGGCGCCGACGAGCTGCCCTGGCGCGGCACCCAGGCCAAGCGCTGGCTGGGCACGCTGTGGATGCCGCATTCCGGCCTGAAGGCCGAGGGCGGCGTGCGGCTGTGCCACTGGTACCACAAGACGGCCATCGGCCACGCCTCCGGTTCCGACGTGAAGACGGACATCTCGTGGCACGGCGACCGCGCGGCGCACTTCGTGAACAACATGATGTCGCAAGGCGCCGGCCTGATCGACGCGGCGGGCGTCGTCACCATGCGCTGCCTGGAAGCCTGACGCCCTCCCCGCCGACGATCGAAACGGAGTTTCCTCCCATGGCCTATCTTCCCAAGGACCTGAGCGTCCTCGCCTACGCCAACGGCTTCACGCTGTGGCATTACACGACGCCGGACGCCGCCACGCTGGTGGACAACAGCGGCTATTTCAACGGCGCGTCCGACCTGCTGCGCAGCGGCGACATGATCCTGGCCAACACCGGCACCGCCGGGACGCCCGCCGCCGGCGTCTTCGTGGTCGCCGCCAACGCGGCGGGGGTGGTGGACGTCACCAACCTGTCGCCCTTCGGCGCGTCCAACACGGACTGACGGACGTCGCTCTGAGGTTCCCTTTCCCCTCCGCTCACGCGCAAACGAAGTTTGCGCTGACGCGACAGGCGGACCTTTGGTCCGCCGAAAGCGGGGAGAGGGTCAGGGTCAGGGGGATGCGCGTTTGCCGGACGTTTTCGCGACGCACATCCCCCTCACCGGCCCTGCGGGCCACCCTCTCCCCAGAGGGGAGAGGGCTAAGGAGACGGTCTCCCTCTGATCGCAAGGATCGAACCCATGGCATTGACCGCTATCGGGCTGTGCAGCCGCGCGCTCCTCAAGATCGGGGCGACGGCGATCACCGCCTTCGATGAGGGCACCGCCGAGGCGGAGGTCGCGGCGGGCCTCTACGAACCGGCGCGCGACGCGCTGCTGTCGGCCAACGCCTGGAGCTTCGCCACCCGGCAGGCCCGGTTGGCGCGGCTGGCCGACGACCCGGTCGCCGATTACGGCGTGGCCTTCCAGCTTCCCGCCGATTTCCTGCGCGCGCTCGGCGCCGGGGCGGGCGGGCGGGGCCGCGGGTTGGACTACCGCATCGCCGGGCGCGCGCTGCACGCGGCGTCCGACGCGGTGGTGCTGACCTATGTCGGGCGCCCGGCCGAGGAGGACTTTCCCGCCTTCTTCGACCAGGCGCTGATCGCCCGGCTGGCCGCGGAGTTCTGCATTCCGCTGACCGAGAGCACGAGCCGGGCGGAGCTGCTGCAGCGGCTGGCCGAGAGCGAGTTCCGCCGCGCCCGCCAGATCGACGCCCTGCAGGACAGCCAGCCGGGCTTCGAGGATTTCTCCCTGATCGATGCGAGGGGCTGATGGCGCGGGTTCGTCAGGTGAAGACCAACTTCACGGCGGGGGAGATCTCCCGCCGGCTGCTCGGGCGCGGCGACCTGCGCGCCTACGACAACGGGGCGCTGGCTCTGCGCAACCTGTTCATCCACCCGACGGGCGGGGTGACTCGCCGCTCCGGCCTCGCCTTCGTCGATCCGGCCCGCGGCGACGGGCGGCTGGTCGCCTTCGAGTTCAACACGGAGCAGACCTATCTGCTGGTCTTCTCCGAAGGGCGGATCGACGTCTACGGCAACGACACGCCCATCGCCAGCGTGGAGTCTCCGTGGACCGCCGCCCAACTGCCCCAGATCACCTGGACGCAGAGCGCCGACACGCTGCTGGTCTGCCACCCCGACGTGCCGCCGCGCAAGCTGACCCGCAGCGGCGCCGGCGTGTGGGCGCTGAGCGGCTGGAGCTACGTCGCGGAGGGGGAGCGGGTGGCGATGCCCTTCTACCGCTTCGCCGATCCCGCCGTGACGCTGACCCCGTCGGGCACCGACGGGCTGGTGACGGTGACCGCCTCCGCCCCGGTCTTCGACCCGAAGCAGGAGGGCACGCGCCTGCGCATCCAGGGCAAGCAGCTCCGCGTCGAGGGGGTGGTGTCGGCGACGCAGGTCACCGCGACGGTGCTGGAGACGCTGGCCGGAACCGCCGCCACGACGGCCTGGGACGAACAGTCCTTCTCGCCGCTGCGCGGCTGGCCGGTGTCGGCGGCCTTCCACCAGGACCGTCTGGTCATCGGCGGGTCGCGCGACCTGCCCAACCGGCTGTGGCTGTCGCGCTCCGCCGACCTGTGGAATTTCGACCTCGGCACCGGGCAGGACGACGAGGCCATCGAGTTCGGCATCCTGTCCGATCAGGTGAACGCGGTGCGCGCCGTCTTCTCCGGGCGGCATCTCCAGGTCTTCACCTCCGGCGCCGAATACATGGTGTCGGGCGACCCGCTGACCCCGCAGAACATCCAGGTCCACCGGCAGACGCGCATCGGCTCCCCCGTCGACCGCTCCGTTCCGCCGCGCGACGTGGACGGGGCCACCCTGTTCGTGTCGCGCAACGGGCGGGAGATCCGCGAATTCCTCTACACCGACACCGAGGCGGCCTATCAGGCCAACGATCTGGCGCTGCTCGCCCGCCATCTGGTGGTGAAGCCGCGCGACCAGGATTACGACCAGGGCCGCCGCCTGATGTTCGTGGTGATGGAGGACGGCGCGCTGTGCGCCCTGACCGTCTACCGGCTGGAGCAGGTGACCGCCTGGACCCGGCTGGAGACCGACGGGGCGGTGCGCTCCGTCGCGGTGGTCGGGGACGAGGTCTACGCGCTGGTCGACCGCGCCGGGCGGTGGAGCGTGGAGCGCTTCGACGACGCCCTGAACCTCGACGCCGCCCTGGTCGGCGACCACGACTCCCCGACCGCGGTGTGGAGCGGGCTGGACCATCTGGAGGGGCGGACCGTCGCGGTGGTCGCCGACGGCACGGTCCGCGCCGAGGCCACCGTCGCCGCCGGCAGGATCGTGCTCGACCCGCCGGCCCGCCATGTGGAGGCCGGGCTGCCCTACAGCCACCGCATCGAGCCGCTGCCGGTCAGCCTTCTCGGGCAGGCGGGCGGGACGGACGCGGTGCGGCTGGTCTCCGTCGGCTTCCGGCTGGAGGAAACGGCGGCGTTGCACGCCGACCTGGGGCGCGGCCTTCAGGAGCTGCCGCTGCACCGGACCGGGCCGCAGCCGGCGGGTGGCGTTCCGGCGCTGGTGTCCGGCGACCGCAGGCTGCGGGCGCTGGGCTGGCGGCGCGACAGCGACCGGCCGCTGTGGAGCATCCGGCAGGACGCGCCGCTGCCCTTCACGCTTTTGTCCGTAACCATGGAATTGAGGGTGAACGACTGATGGGCGGAATCACGACCCTGGCCACCGCGGCGCTGCCGCTGGTCAACTCCGTCGCCGACACGGTGAACCGCGTCTCCGGCACCTCGGACAGCGCGCGCCGGCAGCAGGCCGCCGACGAGCGCCGCTACGCCTATCAGGCGGAGCAGCAGCGCCTGCAATGGCAGCGCGAGGACGAGCTGCGCCGCCAGGACCAGGAGCTTCAGCGCCAGAAGGAGGAGCAGGCCCGCGCCGAGGCGGAGCGGCAGCGCGCCCGCGAGATGGACTGGCTGGCGCAGAGCCAGAATCTGGCCGTCCAGCAGCTCCGCGCAGGGCAGGCGGCCACGCTGGCCGACAAGGAAGGCGACGCCCGCACGCGGCTGGCCCAGGTGTCCGCCGCCGCGCAATCCGACGAGCGGCGGCGCGTGGACGCCCTGCGCCGCACCGTGGCGCGCACCCGCGCGACGCTCGGCTCCAACGGTGTCAGCGCGGCGGACGGTTCCGGCGAGGCGATCCTGCTCGGCGTCGTCAAGGACAGCGCCGCGGAGCGCGGGGAGGCGGAGGGCGCCGACCGGCTGAAGCGCGAGGCCATCCAGCAGGAGGTGGACGGGGTGCGCCGCCGCAATCTGCTGGAACAGGCGCAGCTCGCCGAGCGCCAGCGGCTGGAGTTCATGAGCCGCTTCTACTGACGCTTCCGGTCCATCGACGCTGCAGGAGAGGCGCACCCATGCCCAGCGCAATCGACGTTCCGCGCGGCAACCCGCGCGTCCAGTATCTTGCCGACGGCGTGCAGACGGACTTCACCTTTCCGTTTCCGGTCTTCGAGGACGGCGACCTTCAGGTCTTCCTGGGCGCGGCGCGGCAGACCACCGGCTACGCGGTGAGCGGGGCCGGGGAGACGGCGGGCGGCACGGTGGCCTTCACGGAGCCGCCGGAGGCCGGGACGCCCGTCCTGCTGCGCCGCCGCCTGCCCATCGAGCGGATGAGCGATTTCGTGGAGAGCGGGCCGCTTCCGGCGTCCAGCCTGAACCGCGAATTCGACCAGCTCACCGCCGCGCTCCAGCAGGTGGCCGGCGACCAGGAGCTGATGCTGCGCTACACCGACACCGACCTGCCGGCCTCCAACCGGTTGCCGGAACGGGCGGTGCGGGCGGGGCAACTCCTGGCGTTCGACTCCACGGGCAACCCGATCGCCCGCCCGCCGGTGGACGAGGAGGCGCTGTCGACCTTCGTCGCTCCCGGCGCCGGCGCGGTGCGCCGCCCGGTGCGCGAGAAGCTGGCCGACGCCCTGTCGGTCAAGGATTTCGGCGCGGTCGGCGACGGCATCGTGGACGACACGCGGGCGATCCAGGCCGCGCTGACCAGTGGGGACGCCGTCCATGTGCCGCCGGGCACCTACCGGATCACCAACACGCTGACGGTGGGTCATGGGCAGACGCTGCACGGGGCGGGGCAGAGGTCGGTCATCGCCGGGTCCTCGGCGGGCTTCGATCTGATCCATCTGCCGGACGGCTACGCCACGGTGAGCGGCCTGCGGCTGGAGCGGGGCGACGCCGCGGTGCGGCTGTTCGGGCGGGACGGCCCCTGCGTGCACAACACGCTGAGCGACCTGACCATCTGGGACCCGCGGGTCGGGCTGCTGCTCGACGGCCACACCGATCCCAACCGGCCCTGCTACTGGAACATGGTGTCGCGGGTGCTGGTGGCCCGGCCGTCGCTGCACGGGGTGTGGCTGACCCGGACGGGGGAGGGCGACACGCCCAACGCCAACCGCTTCTCCAAGGTGCGCGTCTACTCCCTGTCGGCGCCCATCGCCGGCTGCGGCTTCTTCGTGGAGCAGGGCAAGCACAACAACAGCTTCCAGGACTGCGAGGCCAACCTGTCGACCATGGCGCTGGCCTGCTTCCGGGTCGGCGCCAACACCGACAAGACGCTGATCCTGAACTTCTACGCGGAGTCGCTGGGCGGCGTGCCGAACGTGCAGCTCGACGCCGGGTCGGTCGAGACGGCCATCGTCAACCTGCTGTCGATGTCCGCCGGACCGGCCATTCATGACCTGTCGGGCGGCCGCTACACGGCGGTGAACGCCGGCTATCCGGAAAAGAACCGGCTGGCGCGCAGCCGGGTCACCGAACTGGTCGTCGAGGCCCTGCGTTACGACACCGAATATGTGGAGCCGCAGGGCGGCGGGGTGGTCGCGCTGGACCTCGCCAGCTCCGTCTATCTGGTCAGCGCCTACAGCGGCGACGTGGAGCTTCGGCTGCCGGCGGCGGACGCGGCCAACGGCCATGCGGTGACGGTGAAGCGGACCGACGCCTCCGCCCACCGCTTGATCCTCACCGAGGACGGCGGGCCGGGGCCGGACGGCCGGACGGTGGCGCTGGGCAACCGCTACGACTTCGTGACGATCGTGTCGAACGGGGCCGGCTGGTGGGTGGTCGGCGGCAACAACCGGCCGGGAAACGCCCATTTCCACGACCAGCCGGGTCTGTTCGAGCCGGACCTGAACCAGACGCTGTATCTGGTCAGCGCCTTCACCGGCGCGGTCACGGTGCGGCTGCCCCCGCCGGGGGCGCTGCACGCGGTCGGGCGGACGGTGACGGTCAAGAAGGCCGACGTGTCGGGCAACCCGGTCACCGTCACCGTGCAGGGCGGCGGCGGGCCGGACAACGCTCCGGTGACCCTGGGCGCCACCGGCAGCGCGGTCACGGCGATGTCCAACGGCGCCGGCTGGCACATTCTGGGCCGGGTGGCGTGATGGAGGCGGAAACGCGCAAGAAGGGTTTCTTCGCCTTCGTCCAGGACTGGAACCGGCAATCGGAGCTGACCACCCCCCGCCATCATCTGCAGATCGCCGCGTGGCTGGAACGGCAGGCGGTCGGAGCCGGGCTTGTTGGTGTCGGGTCTGCCGGCATCGGGCCGCGCCTGCTGCTGATGGCCTTCCGCGGGGCGGGCAAGTCGTCCATCGTCGGCCTGTTCGCGGCCTGGATGCTCTACCAGGACCCCAACCGGCGGCTGCTCGTCCTGGCGGCGGACCTGAAGCTGGCCAAGAAGATGGTGCGCAACGTCAAGCGCATCATCGAGCGCCATCCCGACACCCGCGGCCTGAAGCCCCCGGCGAAGGAGCGCGACCAGTGGGCCGCCGACCAGTTCACCGTGGTCCGTGCGCAGGAACTGCGCGACCCATCCATGGTGGCGGCGGGTGTCGGCGGCAACATCACGGGCAGCCGCGCCGACGTGGTGATCTGCGACGATGTCGAGGTGCCTCGCACCTCCGACAGTCCGGGCAAGCGCGCCGACCTGCGCGAGAGGCTGGCGGAGATCGACTATCTGCTGGTGCCGGGCGGGGTGCAGCTCTATGTCGGGACGCCGCACAGCTACTACTCCATCTACGCGGAGGAGCCGCGGACGGAGGCGGGGGAGACGCGGCCGTTCCTGGACGGCTTCGCGCGGCTGGTCCTGCCGGTCTACACCGACGGTCCGGACGGCCGGCGCCGCTACGCCTGGCCGCAGCGCTTCGGCGAGGCGCACGTCAACCGCATCCGCAAGACGACCGGCCCCAACAAATTCACCAGCCAGATGCTGCTGCAGCCGGTCAACGAGGCGGAGGGTTTCCTCGACCCCGACCGGCTGGGCCGCTACGACGGCGAACTGGAATACCGGGAGTCGGCGGGGCGGGCGGTGCTGACGCTGAACGGCCTGCGCATGGCCTCGGCCTCCTGCTGGTGGGACCCGGCCTTCGCGCGGCCGGCGGCGGAGGGCGGCAAGCCCGGCGATTCCAGCGTCGTCGCCGCCCTGTTCGGCGGTGCGGACGGGCGCTTCTACCTGCACCGCGTGCTCTACCTGTCGGTGGACCCCGGCGATCCGGACACCGAGGCGGAGCAGCAATGCCTCCAGGTCGCCCGCTTCCTGGAGCGGCACCACCTGCCGGCGGTCCATGTGGAGATCAACGGCATCGGACGCTTCCTGCCCGGCCTTCTGCGCAAGGCTCTGCGCACGGAGAAGGTCGGCGCCGCCGTGGTCGAGGAGGCCAGCCGCCGCGCCAAGGCGCTGCGCATCCGCGAGGCGTTCGACGCCCTGCTGGCCGACCGCCGGCTGCTCGCCCATGCGGCGGTGTGGGAGACCCCCTTCATCCGCGAAATGCGCGAATGGTCGCCGGACGGGCGCTACACGGGCCGCGACGACGGGCTGGACGCGGTGGCCGGCGCGCTGTCCTGCGAGCCCTTCCGCTTCGACCGCCAGCCGGCGCCGGGGCGCAAGCCGGACTGGCGCGCCGCGACGGCGCCGACAGCGGGGGAGGACTGGGACGTGTGACCATGCACGCGACGTCCCATGGGCCCGAAATCCCATGGTTCGACGGGCCGCCTTCCCTGACCGGAGGGCGGCCCTTTCTTTTTGCTTTTTTTTGGAGAACGGAGATGCAGGAGTCCATCGACCTGTCCTGGTGGATCACGGCGGTCGAGTTGCCGGTCATGGGCGGGCTGTTCTGGCTGATCGCCCGGCTGCGCCGCGACGCCGAATCCGCGTTGGAGACGGTGCGGGCGCGCGCCGAGACCGCCCAGGCGCAGGTCCGCGAGAGTCTGGCCGCCTACAAGCTGGAGGTCGCCAAGACCTACGTCTCGGTCGCGACGCTCAAGGATGTGGAGCGACGGCTGACCGACCATCTGCTGCGCATCGAGACCAAGCTGGAAAACGGCTGCGCGCCGTTCGCCCAGCCCTATGTTCCGCCCTACGGCGACGGAGGACGCCGATGAGGACTCCCATGAGGCCGCGCGTCCTGAAGCCGGAGCCCGGACCGGCGGCTCCCCCGCGTGGGCCGTCCGCCGACACGCCCGGCCACGCCATCGACACGCTCGCCCGCACCCTGTGGGGGGAGGCGCGCAGCGAGTCCGTGCGGGCCATGGAGGCGGTGGCGGCGGTCGTGATGAACCGCGTCGGCCGGGCGCGCGACCAGGGAGGATGGTGGTGGGGGAATGACGTCGTCGCCGTCTGCCGTCTGCCGGGGCAGTTCCCCTGTTGGGACCCGGACGCGCCGGGGCGGCTCGGGCTGCTGTCGGTGACCACCGCGGACCCGGTCTTCGCCGCGGCCCGGCGGATCGCCCGCCGCGCGGTGGCCGGTCTGCTCGACGATCCGACCGGCGGCGCGACTCACCTGCACCGGGCGGGCGAGAACCCGCAATGGGCGCAAGGGCGCAGCGTCTGTGCCGAGATCGGCGGGATCCAGTTCTACAACGACGTCGAATGA